GGTCGCAGCGTCTATCTGCGAAAGTTCGGTTTCAAGCCGTGCCTTTTCGGTTTCAAGGGCGGCGTAGTCCGGGGCTACCGGGGTGTTGCGTGTCGCTTCGTCCTTCCGGGTTGGGATTTTGTCTAATTGGGTTTCAATTTTGGTGCGACGTGCAGAAATTTCCTTTTTGTATTCTTCCATCGTCTTTCCTGTTACCCGGTTTAGAAGCCCTGCGAAGTCGGCGCGTGTGGCGGCTACGGTGCTGTCGTCTATATTTCCAGCTATTTGCAGAAGCAGTTCGCGTTGTGCTTTCCAATGAAGCGTAAGGAAATAATAGGGGTCGGTAAGAACCTTAAAAAGTCCTTCGGGAATTATTGCGGCTACCTTCGCGTCGTACTCGGTCTTCGTCTTGAGAGGAACTCCGTTATAGAAGAAATCGGTACGATGTCCTTTTAATATTCGCTCGGTTTCGCCCTTGGGGGTGCGCCATTCCTCGACGTAGACGCGGCGAAGCTCTACGTTGGTAACTTCCCCTGTTTCGGTGTCCGTGATGTCGAAGTTGCCTATTACCTCGTGTTCAAGGTCGGGAATGAAGTCGCCGTTTGCGTCGGTCGTCTTAATACCAAATTTCGTATCGCTGTTTCCCTCGGAGTCCTTACCCCAAAGAAGCCACGCAAAAGCATCGGCTATCGTGGTCTTTCCTGTGCCGTTATGTCCGCTGATGGTCGTCGCGGTGTCGCCGAAGTCTACCGCCACGTTGCGCAGCCCCTTGAAGTTGGCAAGGGCAATGCGTCTAATTTTTACTTGTTTACTCATATAGCTGAAATTTGTTGGTGTTATTTTTTCGGTTGTCTTTCGCCGGCCAGTTTCAAGGCTAATTCCGCGTCTATAATCAGCAATGCGCCAATTTGGGTTATTGCTTTGTCTATCTTCCCGGAAGTTTTGATACGGCTT